ATGATAGTTCCTTTAAATTACAATTGATTGTGTTGGACGAGTAAGGTTATAACTAATGGAGCATCCGTTCTCGCCGTCTTCGGATACTTCGATTACTACTGCACGGCCAGGATAACGATCTGCTATCTGTATATATAGGTCATCTGCAATCATCTCACAACTTTTATAGTCTAGTTCTAAAACGGTATTCGAACCGTTATACAACGACTCGAGCCATCTTTTAAACTGGATGAATTCGATATCTCGGTCGTTTGAGAACACATCGATTGACACCCTGAAGTGAAACATATGGCGATGTAAATTAGCCAAAAACGATACATCATATTCTCCTGCCGTACATAATAATGGATCTGTGGCCGCCGCCGGATAACGGTGCACTCCCTCTTTGCGAAAAGTAACCCAAATCTTGCGTTGTGCGGCCTGCATAACTCGTTCAATAGTATTGCGTTCTTGTTGTATCATTTTTGTAGTAGTTCCATAGTTACAATTTTACCAATAGATTCGGATAAGTTTTCCTCTTGGGTGATGATATGCAGTTTAACCCGTTGCTCGTCTTTTTTGTAGTCGTACCACTTAGTTTCTACCACTGTTCCTCCAGATACTGCCTGTACCTTAAATACAATAGGATCCGGAAGATCAATCCCACTTGGGCTATCGTCAACTCCGTCATCCAAGCAAATACTGATACTACCACCTCGATTTGCACGATTCATTGTGGCAGGTCGTTGCCGGGCATTCTTCTCGGGCTCTGAGCCATCGTCTATTAATATATTAATTAATTTCTGTCTTAACCAATTTCTCATTATTCTGCCCCCTCAAATAATTCATTGTATGTAGATTGTGCCATATCTTCTAACTTGTCCATATCAGCACCGCTAATCCTAAAAGAGTATGCTGTGGAATTTGGTAAATGACATTGTTCAAAGTATCCCCAGTGGCCAGAATATTCAGTATATCCTATATCAGGATTGTTAATAATCTGTTTCCTACCATGCTCGTATGCTTTTTCAATTAAATCTTGTATGTGAGGTTGATCAAAGTCGACTACTACCGCTTCGTCGATTATGTCTAATGCATTAGTATAAATCCTTAACTGTTGTTGGAATTTTTCATACACTGAACTTAGTTTGTATGGTAATATCTTAACATCATTTGTACTTACGGTGCATACTGTTTGCGCACTGGTGGCTGTACGTTTTCTAGTTTTAATTTCCCAGCCCCAGATTTTAACATCAGTGCCTTTACCTCTGTTAAGAGACATGCCTAGTAATTGTTCGACTAAATCTTCAGCAGCACGGCCAGCATGTCCGCCTTGATTAGTAGGTAATTCTTGACCTATCAATTGGTTAGCAAGTTTAAAAACTTTAACTTTTGCAGGATTTTTCATTGTATCACTTCGTCCTTTGTATATCGAGACCAGTCAGTAAACACTTCTTTATTTTGTAAGTCGTGTAGACTGTGACACCACACGCCCGGGTTTGTTGCCGCGAAATCTCTATCATCGATTTTAAGAGTAGCATGGTATCCAAACTGTTTTATATAGGGAAGTTTAACACTAATCATTGGAACAAAATTATGGAACTCTACTAGACCGGATTCTAATAGTCCTTCTGCTTGTGCATGATCTAAATCAAGAGTGCATAACCATCCTGTCTCTAAGCATGACCGCACCATGTATTCCCATTCCTGCCAAGCATCACCATCATTCTTGTCTAGGGCTGGAAAACTTTGGTCAGCACCAAAATAGATATGCTCACACTTGTTGTTTTTAGCTTCTTGTTGGACGATCTGTGCGTCTTGTAGGCCCACTACAAACAAGGTCTTCAGACCAAACGCAACGGTGTGTTCTACTTCTGTTCCTATAAAGAAACTTACTTCTTCGTGTCCTACCCTGTTCATTATGCTTGATCTTGTTCTAATTGATCTAATCGGGCCAGTTGGTCCGGGCTAAACTCTTCTTCTAATTGTACACTATCTTCATCATCGTTGTCAACATCGGCTTCTTCAAACAATGCATTAAATTGGCTGTGTGCGTTTTTAGCTTTCTTACCTTTGAATCCACGAGTGCCAATGATGTCCATCCAATATCGGTCGTAGTGTTCGATAATGGCTTCGGCTTCCGCACGATCGGGTGTAGCAAAGATAGCGTCTACAATATCTTTGAATCGAGCATGATCACCATTTTGATGCCACATCATGGCAGGGAATGATCCGTTATCGTATTCACGATTGGCCCGCTGGACTGCTTCTAGGTGCATCCAAACATTATGGCCCATTAACAATGCGTAGCTAAACGAATCCCACGATGTCTTGCCTTCTTTACCGATCTTGTTTAACATGCCTGGTTGATAGTAACAAACATCTTTCATTTGTAACTGTAGACTAATTGGACTTTCATCAAAATGATCAACCAATCCATCGGCTACTACTGCCTGGCCATATGGGCGTGTGTCTGTTGAATATTTCTTGTCATCGGCAATAGGACTCATACGATAGCACCACTTGTCATTGTGCGGCAAATCAATGTGATGATACACTTGTCCGTTGGCTGTAGCCAGGAATGGTGACGCACAGTCAAAACTAATAGTGAAACTTGGATTAACATACCGACGCACAGCTCTTTGGATATCAGTGAGTAACACCGCCCACTCTAATTTACTTGTGCCTAGGAAGTGCATCCAATCATGAACACCTTCTTTGAGTAAGCCATCATGCCGTAATGCCACAAGCCTGCGTAATACAAGATGCACATCACACATGTTCTGGCCACCCATAGACCAGCCATCAAAGTGTGTGTCTGGATATAAGTTGGGGTCGCAATAGTGTTTCATTGTGTCATACCAACGATCTGCGTCAGCATGATTAGCACCTTGTAGAACATTTAGTACCTTCATGCCGCCATTCCGAGCACCCTTGCGGTGTCGCATGTAATAGTCATTGTTGTATTTGGTGGCCGCCACAGCTTCTTCTAGGGTAGTAATACCACACTTGTCGCTGGCATTTTTGTCATGTATAACCCAGGTTGGTATGTCCAGGGTCATGCCATAATCCGAGACACCATCTAACCATTTAACTACAGCTTCACGCTTCTTCTGTGCGGCATCTAGTAGACTTTGATAATTCTTAACATGATCGATCTTAACATACTTTTTGTTGCCATTCTTATCGTGCTTGGGCGTTCCGTCTGGTTTAAGATCTACGACATGCTCGATGCCTTGGGCTCGAAGGTCGGCCATCTTTGCCAAGACCGCAAGGCTAGTCGGATCACGCCACTCGCCCTCCCACAGGCCTTTGGCAATTTGGAATCCACCCGAGTCACCTAACATTAGTGTGCCTGGTTCACGATTACGAACCATGTCCTCTGACCAATCTTGCTTAGTAAGATCTAAGTTAGCATGACCACCCGAGTATAAGGACCACTTGTATGGAAACAGGCCTTTACTACTATTAAGCCAGTTCATCATCTCCATGTCTTTTATACCTGCGGGCATGCGAGTCTTAGGATCTACATAAGGACCATTAACAGGATCACGCTGTTTACCTATATAGGTAGCATAAAACCCCGAGATGGCTGGGAGAAAAACGGCATAGTCGTTTTGCTTGGCTGTTAAATTGTCTTGAGTCATTAACTTATTTAGATTGTGCTGGAATGATATATGTATAAACAGCAAGCCCGGAATCAACAATAATCTGTGCCGCACCATCATCACTAATACGCATAATCTTGTCACCGGTCAAATCAAGAATACTGATTACCGTCTTGATTGGCCAAGACCATGTGCGTTTAAGTGTGCCTTCTACGCCTGGCTGGAATACAAAGTTACCAGCGTGTGTACTATGGTCACCAAAGAAAAACTTTAAGTCACCGTTTTCTGTTTTAGCTTGGAAGTTAACTTCTTCGGCATTGGCTTGTGCTTGCATCTTCAAACGCAGAATACTTGCTACTGTTGGTTCAAATTCAATGTGCCATGTAACACCTTTGAATTTAACAGTTTTGGCTTTTTCTGTTACAATCTCTGCGGCCATAAAACGATAATTGTTTTTAAAGTCACCTGCGGCATTTTTAAAACTAACGCCATCTGGTGCGCCTGTATCTTTCTTGGTAAGAGTTAATTCGGCATTTTCTTTATACTCTTGTAAGTTCAACAAGATTTTTAACTTACTTAAATTAGGCATACCAAATGTGCCAATAAAGTCTGCAACCGGATTGGCAAATTTGCCTTCTACTACTACGCTACGATCCTCAGCAACACCAAAGATGTCTGTTTCTTTGTCTGTTCCGGTAATCTTAACTAGGTCGATGCAACCTAAGTCATGTGTATGTTCTACTAAGTCTAATAAATGATCTCTCATGTGTAATTCTCCTCGTTTGTTTATTGTACAGGGTTTATTTAGATTTTGCAACTACTTCGGTAATACTTTTGCCAGAGTCTGACCGCCTTTTAATGAAGTCAGAGTCCCTGGTTTTTTGAGTTCTAACCAGGTAGTCGGCCCAGGATCATTCCATGAATACTCAAGTTCGTAACCCATTGACACGGCTAACTCTCGAACAAGGTATCCAGGAGTATAACAACAATAGAAATTTTCTACTAATTGAACAGCACTTGCTCGATCACAGTCGTTAAAGGTCATGA